CTCATGCTAATACAGATACAGATTCAGGTATGTATGATTTGGCAGCAAGGAGAAGTAGTGGTTCAGCAATATTTGATTCACCATTTGCCGCAGGAGCAACAAGAATAACTGTTACAACTGCAACTCCAAGAGGTTTATTACTTGGAGTTCGTAGAGCGAGTACTGATAGACAATTATACAAAAATGGTTCGTCAATTGGAACTAATGTAACCTCAAATAACGACGCATTAAATAATATATCACCATATATATTTGGACAAAATCCAGGTGCTTCTGGAAGTATATTTTACTCAAATAACACAATCGGATTTGTTATTACAGGATTGGCGTTAAGTACCGCAGAAGTATCTACATTATCAACAATCATAAATACATTTATGACTTCATTAAACAGAAACACATATTAATATGTTAGTATCAATTTTAACAGAAAACCAAAAAGATAGTTTAGTAGGACAATTAGTCGCTCCTGATTGGTATTTTAATCCTATCCAAGAAATAGGAGGACAATGGATAATTTCCCAACAAGAGATTAATGGGTCAATTTACCCTGACCACCAATGGATAAAAGATTTACCATTAACAGAATGGACTGGCCCTTATATTCCAATTTCAGGAACAACAGGTTATGTTGGTTCATAAAAAAGTAATTGTTAATGGTGTTGAATATGAACACTACCAAATAAAAAAAATTGAATGGGACTTGGATACATTAAACATAGGGGTTGTTGTAATCTACTATGATAATCAAAACAAGTTTGGTTCAAGAATAAAAACACACTACTTCAATATTGGAGACGAGATTGATGTTAATGATTTAATAGAGAAAGTAAAAATAATACATGGGGAGAACATTCTTTAATAAAAAGTTTAGTGACTATTTGGGAGAACAAAGAGCAATAGATGATATTGTTTCATATTTTGTTGCTGAAATAAATCCCACTCCAACGCCAACTCCGTCAATAACTCCAAGTAAGACTCCTACCCAAACTCCAACACCTACTAATACACAAACGCCAACTCAAACTAATACTCAAACACAAACTCCAACACAAACTCCAACTCAAACTAAAACTCCAACTAATACACAAACAACAACACCTACTAATACCCCTTCTAATACGCCAACAGGGACTCCTGCTTCAACAACAACTCCTACACCAACAACAACCCAAACTCCAACCAATACTCCAACAAATACCCAAACTAATACTCAGACGCCAACAAATACTCAGACGCCAACATCAAACGCTGTGTGTCCTCAATATTTAACATTTACTGATTCACCATCAGGTTCGACTATTTCCTCAGGAAATTATTATAGAGTTACAAGTTATACAGGAGGTACGTTTAACGGTGCATGGCTAAATACAACACCAGCAACACCAATATTTACAACAGGAGCAGCTCCCGATGGTAATACTTATGCAATGTACGATATTCAATCAGGGTCTACTTGGTGGCAAATAGTATTTGTAAGTACTGTCGGTGGACCTGGTTCTTACACATTTGTTGAATCAAATGGAGCTAATTATGCTAACGGTGGTGTTGAAACTTTGTCTATAAGCATAGTGGGTGATGTACCAATTTCATCTGGTGGTTTATATTTTCCTCAATCAGGAACACTTAGTATTGGGACATTTACATATCCAGCAATTTGTCCAACCCCAACTCCTACGGTTACCCCTACAAATACTCCTACGGTTACCACAACAAATACAAGTACTCCAACACCGACCACTACTCAAACACCGACCACAAGTCCTGCAGCCTCATTATTATTTGATGTGTATAATAATGGTAGATTGGGTTATTCATTAAGAAAATTAAAAACAAGTTATAGTGGTAATTGTATTGAGGTTAGAAGGTCATCTGACAATACCACACAAAATATTGGATTTGTTAATAATGTTGTTGATACATCATCATTGTTGACATTTGTTGGTGCTGGTAATGGATTTGTAAAAACTTGGTATGACCAATCTGGTAACGCTGAAAATGCAATACAAACAACAAACGCTGAACAACCAATCATTGTTAGTGGTGGAACTATAATAACAAGTAATTCACTCACTTCATTAAGATGGAGTGGTTCAAACGGTTCAAATTTAACAACAACAACAACCATAGCTCAACCAGATAGTGTATTTTTAGTATCACACAATTTAAGCCCAAGTGATGGCGGAAGACATTTTTACGATAGTAATACAAGACAACTTGTAGGGTCAATTGGAGGTCCTGATGTAATAATGTATGCTGGTGGTGGTATTGTTACTGATGGTGCAATTCAAAATAATTTGGCGTTATATTCTACTATATTTGATGGTGCTTCATCATCATTAGAAGTAAATAATGGAACTACAACAACTGGTAATCCTGGAACTGCAGGTATTGGTTCGACATTATATTTAGGTAGTGGTGACCCTCCTGGAGGTTCTCAGGCACTTAACGGATTTTATAGTGAATTTGTTGTCTTTACTGGAAATAAAACAACTGACAAATCAGGCATAAAATCAGATATAATGACTTATTATTCTATTTAAAAAAAATGATATATTTAAATCAAGGTCAGAATAACGAAGCTGCTGCCATCTGTTCAAGAAACAAGTGGTTGACTGGTTCTGTGTCCTATCTTTGGTCAATGCAACATAAATTGTCACAAGAAAGATTTCGTTTCATACCTTATTTAGTTCCGTCAACAGCTTCATTTAGTCCACCTTATGACCTATTTTGTATAAACATTGATGATTCAATTCCTGAAGTATTAACAGGGGCAACCTCATGTGGTCAAACCAATGTTCATTTGATACCAGGTGAATATGACCTCAAGGTATATGAGCAATCTTTTGCTCTCTCAGGTAATACGAATCCTCAATATGCATACGATGTGGTATATGAGACACTGGTGAATGTGGTAGGGGTTAATGGTTATGACCCTACCGTTTGGTCGGGAACATCAAATACTTATATTGTGTATAATCCGAATAACGATTAAAATATATGAAAATTAGTCAAATGAACTTTGCCGTAGACAACGTAGACCGTTGGGTAGAGAAAATGTATAAGAACGAACCATTTGTAAGATGGGGTTTAGATAACATGGAAGTGGAGAGATTGTATTGGTATACAGATTTCTCACCAATACATAATGCTTGTATTCGTGCCAAAGTTAATAATGCTGCAGGTCGTGGATTTACTAATGATTATCAAATTAATACCAAAGAATCTTTAAATGATGTTTTAAAACAAATGTTATTTGAGTATGTTGTTACAGGTAATCTCTTCTTGGAACTGGTATGGAAAAAAGACAGGAGACAAGGTATTTCAGGTTTCCATGTTATTCCATCAAAATACATGAGAGCTAAACAACCAAAAGATAATGAACTATATTCTGACACTTGGTTCTATTGTCATGATTGGGCTACATGGAAAAAGGCAGGAATTGTTGAACTAAAAGAGTTTGACCCAAATTCTTATGATGACAGACAAATTATTGCAATCAAACAATATCAACCTGGTTACATTTATTATGGGTCAGCTGACTATGCCTCAAGTCTATTGGATATTCGTTTATCTCGTGCAATCTCTGAACATAATCTTCACAACATTTATAATGGAGCATCACCTTCACTTTGGGTTCACTTACCTGAACAAGGTCCTGACTCACAAAATGACCAAGAGAACATCTTAAAGAGATTGGAAGAAAGATATGTTGGTTCATCAAATGCTGGTCGTATCATTGTAAGTTGGGGAGGACCTGAAGGTGAGAAACCTGAGATTACTCAAATCCAATCAAATCTTCAAGCAGGAATGTTTTCAGAGATATTTGCTTTGGTTCGTGAGAACATCTTGGCAGGACATCAGATACCTGACGCATCACTATTGGGATTACCTCAACCATCAGGATTCTCAAGTCAGGCAGACCAACTTGAAACTGCTCACAAACTATTTATGAGCACAACAATAAAACCACTTCAACAATTTTTAATTCGTGAGTTAAAACCAATTTTAGAATTGATGCATCCGAATGAAGAAATTAACTTGGAGATTGAACAAAACCAATTATTATCGTAATGAATTATAATGTCCTTTTAATATCAGAACAGAAGTTAAAGTCACAGAGTCCCATTGACCCCAATGTTGATTCTGATGAGTTACGTTATGGAATACAACAGGCACAAAATATATATATTCAAGAGACACTTGGAACAAACTTTTATACTGAGATTTTAAATCAGGTAGAAGATGGTTCAATTTCATTATCCGCCAATACTTACAATAAGGAGTTGTTAGACAACTTTATTCAACCTACCTTAGTTGCCTATTCCTACTACATTATCTTGGATAATATGTTTGTTAAATTGGTGAATGTGGGTCTTCAACAATTCCGTTCAGAACAATCAAATCCAATTGGAATAAAAGAGTTTCAATATTTAAAAGACCAAGCAAGAGACAGAGCACAATTTTTAGATAACTTGTTAAGAAGACATTTGGTATTTAATAATTGGAAGTATCCGAGTTATACACAAGTTCTTAACAATGGTCAGTTGATACCAGAATTTGGTTCTCCATTTAGAACATCATTAATTCTACCAACAAATAACAGGTATAATTATTATGGAGTTAATAGTCCACTAAACTCATTATTTAATTGTTCAATACCCTGGTGGTATGGAGGCAGACGTTCAGGTGAGTAGGATGGATAGAGATACTAGTATAGCAAATATAGTAACGATGAGTGCAGTAGGCGTTAGTTTTATGTCCACCATCCAAATATTAACCGTAGTATCTTTATTGACTGCGGTAACTTTAAATCTAATTCTTATATACAAACAATTTAAGAAAAAAGATTAATTCAAGTTTTATTTTGATTTAAAGGTTTTGTTGTAGTACTCTTCTGATGAATTGTAATCCCCTTTAGTAAGTGAATTATACCAAGCATTACTAATCTGTTCTTTCTCCATTTTTTTAGCTTGTTGAAAAATATCACTTGTTATTCTATCAATAAATAACTTTCCATTCGAATCTTTATTCCAACTTAATTTTTCTGAACATAATTGTTCAAATAACCATTCTACTGAGGTCTGTTTCATATTACCAATATTTAATTAAAAAATGTATTATTATGTACCAAAATATAATTCCTAAAACAGGATAAATTAGACACTTCATTTTTTCTTTGGTAAAACTTTAGAAGATTTCTCTTTTAACATTACATATAAATCCAATTCTTTTTGAAACTTTTGTTTCTGTAGAACTGGTAAACTCTTTTCGTACTCTTTCTTATTTGCTCCCATATATAAAATATAATCAATTTATTTTATTAAAACAAATAATTTGAACTAATTCTTCTGGTCGCTTTTACTTCTAAATCAATGAGTTCGTTTTGTACTTTCAAAAAAGTTTTATCTGTTGGAGAAATCAAAACAATATACTTGGCGATAAATTGTTTCTTCAATTCTTTAGCGTAAGCTAAGTTATCCAAAGTTTTAACGGACTTTAATATTAACCTTA